AATTGTAAATGTAGATCATGGTTTGGTTCCATTTGATATGTGGCCATTTCAAGAAGAAATGGTTAATACATTTCATAATAATCGTTTTTGTATTGCAAAAATGCCTCGTCAGGTTGGTAAAACAACCACCACCGTAGGTTATATGTTATGGTCTGTTTTATTTAATCCAGATTATACAATAGGCATATTAGCAAATAAAGGTTCATTGGCTCGTGAGATTTTAGATCGATTAACCAAAGCTTATGAATATTTGCCAGTATGGTTGCAACAAGGTGTTTTAGTTTGGAATAAAGGTAACATTGAATTAGAAAATGGGTCAAAGATATTTGCATACGCCACATCAGCTGATGGTGTCCGAGGCGGTTCTTATAATTTAATATTTCTTGATGAGTTTGCATTTGTGCCACACAATATGGCACAAGACTTTTTTCAATCAACTTACCCTGTAATTTCTTCTGGTCAAACAACCAAAGTAATTATTGTATCTACACCTAATGGATTAAATCAGTTTTATAAAATGTGGACTGATGCAATTGAAGGTCGTTCTACATATAAACCTTTAGAAGTTCATTGGTCACAAGTGCCAGGTCGTAACGAAGAGTGGAAAAACGAAACAATACGAAATACAAGTGAAGAGCAGTTTCGTGTAGAATTTGAAACGGAATTTATTGGTTCATCAGCAACATTAATTTCTGGAACCAAGTTAAGAAGTTTAGCATTTCATAATCCAATATCTTCAGATGAGGGATTAGACATATATGAACAACCCATACCAGGCAATCTGTATATTGCCACAGTTGATTGTGCAGAGGGTATAGAGGCTGATTATTCTGCTATAAACGTGATTGATGTAACACAAACACCCTATAAGCAGGTTGCTAAATATAGAAATAATAAATTACCATTATTATTTTTTCCTACTATCATTTATTCGGTGGCAAAAAAATATAATGAAGCCTATGCGTTAATTGAAACAAATAACATAGGTCAACAAGTGGTTGATATTTTACACTATGATTTAGAGTATGAAAACATATACAAGTTAGAGCATCATCATATCAAAGGTCAAAGTATATCAGCTGGTTTTAAACGATCTACCTCTTTTGGCATTAAAACAACAAAATCTGTCAAGAAAATTGGATGTGCTAACTTAAAAACACTTATTGAAAACGATAAATTAATCATTAATGACTTTGACACAATAGCTGAAATGAACACTTTTTCTAGGGTTCGTGGCACCTATGCGGCTGAAGAAGGCAATAATGACGATTTAGTAATGGGATTAGTTTTATTTGCATGGCTAACAGCGCAAACATTCTTTAAAGATTCTACAAGTATTGATGTAAGAAAGTTAATGTTGGCAGAGCAAAATATGTTGGTTGACGAAGATTTAACTCCTGTGGGCATTATAGATGACGGAAAAAGAGAGGAAATTACGATTGACCGTGAAAATAATGATATATGGACAGAAAAGGGCTATACTTCTTCAATTTTTTAAAAAACTAAATACACTATAAAAGAATTCAATAACAATATTATATTATTCGTAAAGTAATTATTTAAAGGAGAAATCCAATGGCATTTCAGCTCTCACCTGGGGTAAATGTATCAGAAATAGATTTGACTACAATTGTCCCCTCAGTTCCAACTTCAATTGGAGCATTTGCTGGTATATTTCAATGGGGTCCAATCGATGAAATTGTAACTGTTTCAGACGAAGTAAATCTAGTTGAAAGATTTTTTAAACCATATTCCGATAACTATGAATATTGGTTTTCAGCAGCGAATTTTTTAGCATACTCAAATAATCTTAAAACTGTTCGTGCAGGTAGTATTGCTTCAACAAAAAATGCTGTGTCTAATGGTTCAGCAGTATTAATTAAAAATGATGATGCTTATGATGATAATTTTTCAGGCGGTGCAAACACATATGGTGAATTCGCAGCTCGCTATGCTGGTGCTGTAGGCAACTCACTTAAAGTTTCTTTATGTGACGCAAATACTTACTCTGGTTGGGCTTTTGCCTCACAATTTACAGCTGCACCAGGCACTTCAACATATACATCATCCGTTGGTGGTGCTAATGATGAAATTCACGTTATTGTTATTGACCAAGACGGCGAATTTACAGGCACACAAAATACAGTTCTTGAAAAATATGCTTTTGTATCTAAAGCGTCAGATGCTAAAGATGATTCAGGCAATACTAATTACTATAAAAATGTTATTACAAATAAATCAAAATATATTCATTGGTTAAGTCACCCAACAGCAAACGGCGGAGCTTCATATGCTAATGCAAGCTCAACATGGGGCACTACAGCTACCAATAAATCTTTTAGTAATTTATCAGCTAATGTGACAATATCACTTATTAATGGTGCAGATGGCACAATTTCTACTGCAAACGTTATTACAGCTTATGATCAATTTGCTAATGCTGATTCAGTTGATATCTCATTAATTGTTTCTGGTCCTGCTGGTACAACTCTTGCTGCTAATCTTATTACATTGGCAGGAACTCGTAAAGATTGTTTAGCATTCTTATCACCAGAAAAAGCAGATTGTGTTGATAACGCTGGTTCTGAAGTAACAGATATTAAAGCTTATCGTGATACATTAACAAGCAGTTCATATGCGGTATTAGATTCTAATTGGAAATATCAATACGACAAATACAACGATGTGTATCGCTGGGTACCATTAAATGGTGACATTGCTGGTCTATGTGCAAGAACAGACCTTGAACGTGATCCATGGTTCTCACCAGGCGGTCTCAATCGTGGTATTATCAAAAATGTAATTAAACTTGCATGGAATCCAACAAAAACAAATCGTGATGATTTGTATGTAAAAGGTATTAATCCTATTGTTACATTCCAAGGTGAAGGTGTAGTATTATTTGGCGATAAGACGCTTTTATCTAAACCAAGCGCTTTTGATCGTATTAATGTTCGTAGGTTGTTCATTGTTCTTGAGAAAGCTCTTGCTCGTGCAGCTCGCTTCTCTCTCTTTGAGTTCAATGACCAATTTACCAGAGCTCAGTTTGTTGCTCTTGTAGAACCGTTCTTGCGTGATGTTCAAGGTCGCCGAGGCATCTTTGACTTCCGTGTGGTTTGTGATGAAACAAACAATACGCCAGAGGTTATAGATAGAAACGAATTTATCGGTGATATTTTCATTAAACCATCTAGATCAATTAACTTTATTCAACTTAACTTTATAGCAGTAAGAACAGGTGTAAGTTTTGATGAAGTTGTTGGTAAGTTTTAATAAATAGAGAAACAGGAGATATAAAAAATGGCTTTTTCCGTAAATGAATTTAGAAGTCAAATGGTTGGTGACGGCGCTCGTCCAAATCTGTTTGAAGTGTCTATGCCTTTTCCCGTGTTCTCTGCACCAGGAGATGCACAAACTAAATTAACTTTCATGTGTAAAACAGCACAATTACCAGGTTCAACTATTGGTGTTGTGCCAGTTCAATATTTTGGCCGTGAATTAAAATTTGTTGGCAATAGAACATTTGCAGACTGGACAATTAACATTATCAATGATGAAGATTTTATCATTCGTAACGCATTTGAAAGATGGATGAATGGTATTAATAGTCACAATCTTAATGTGCGTAATCCGGCTGCTCTTGCACCGTTAGGATATTCAGTTGATGGCGATGTCAGACAATTTGGCAAAAAAGGTGATACACTTAAAAGATACAAATTTGTTGGTTTATATCCAACAGATTTAGCTCCAATTGATGTTGATTGGGGCGCTAATGACACAATTGAGGAATTTACAGTAACTATGTCCTACCAATGGTGGGAATCAGTTGAAACTGGTGTGGTGTAATTTAACGAGAAAGGCTTCGGCCTTTCTCTTTTTTTAGGATGATATAAAATGGCAGTCAAACTCTTTGGATTTACCCTAGGTCGAAAAGATGTTGTTCAACCGCAATTACCTGAACAACCTTCTTTTGCACTCCCAACACAAGCTATGGATGATGGTGCAGTCACCATCACATCTGCAGCTCACTATGGAACTTATGTAGATTTAGAAGGTTCTGTTCGTAATGAAATTGAACTAATAACACGCTATCGTGAGATGGCAAACCATCCAGAATTAGAAATGGCGATTGATGATATTGTCAATGAAGCCATCACCCATGATGAAACAGGTAAAGTAGCTAATATTGTTTTAGATAAACTAACTCAACCTGAAACCATTAAAAAGAAAATACTCGAAGAATACAATAATATTCAGAAGATGCTTAACTTTAGCAATCTGGCTGATGACCTTTTTAAGCGT